ACGTTCGCTTATACACATAGCCGGTCAGCCGACTGTGCCTTCGTTGTATATGATAACAATAGCATAGAAATCATCCCAGCAGCGATTACCCGAACTTCTACGACTCAGGTGACGATAGATTTACAGGGTTACACACCGCTAACGGGGACATGGACATTGGTAGTATTGTAAAATGAAAATCTCGATCTTTACACCAACGCATAAGCCGGTCTATCTCGACCGGCTTTTTCGTTCTCTTCAAGAACAGACATATTCAAATTGGGAATGGATAATTGTTCCCAACAATGGGGCAGAGGTAGAGCCAATTGATGATGAACGTGTCAAAATATTTCCTTGCAATGATTCTGACAATATCGGATTTCTGAAGCGATATGCCGCTGGTAAAGCCACAGGCGAAGTCGTCGTGGAAGTCGATCACGACGACGAGCTTTTCCCAACTGCTATCGAAGAGTGTGCCAAAGCCTTCGAGGACACAACTGTTGATTTTGCTTATTCAAATTGTTGCGACGTTCGAGAGAATTATGTTCCTCGGTGTTTCGGCCCAGATTGGGGTTGGATTAACCGAGTTTGCAAGTTCAAAGAACACGATTTGATCGAAACAGTATCATTTCCTCCCAATCCGGCTTCGATCAGCAAAATATGGTATTCTCCCAATCATTTTCGAGCATGGCGTAAAGAATTTTACGACCGCATTGGTGGACATGACGCCTCGCTGGACGTGCTTGACGATCAGGATATTTTATGCCGCACATATATTCAGGGAAACATGAAGCACATCGACAAGCCTCTTTATGTTTATCATCTACACCAGGAAAACACTTGTTACGGAGAAAAGAACGCCAAGATTCAAGAAGGCACTTTGATTCTTCACGACAAGTACATCTACCAACTCGTTGAGCGATGGAGCGATTTGAATGGTTTGCGCAAAATCGACTTATGTGGTGGTCATAGCAAGCCCGAAGGTTATGAAAGCACTGATCTTGAACGTGGCGATATTCTGGCTGACCTGGATGGTCGCTGGCCATTTGAAGATGGTTCTGTTGGCGTGTTTCGTGCGCATGACGCCATTGAGCATCTGAAGAACCCCATCAACACAATGAAGGAAGCATATCGCTGTCTGGCACCAGATGGTTGGTTCTTAACTCAAACGCCATCTACCGATGGTCGTGGAGCTTTTCAAGACCCGACGCATGTTAGTTTCTGGAATAGCAACAGTTTTTGGTATTACACTCGTGCAGAGCAGGCGAAGTACATCAATACGCCGGTTCGTTTTCAAATGAATCGCATCAAAAACTTTTTTCCAAGTGATTGGCATCAACTTCACAACATCATTTATGTTAAAGCTGATTTGATGAAACTCACCGACACACGGGTTCCAGGTGCGGTAGAAATCTGATTGTAAAGCAAAACAAATGCTTATTGCACGTCTTGGCCTTTATCTAATCTTTGACTTGGCCTATAATCCTTGAACCTCAGACAAGGAGTTATGAATGTCACAAACCGACAGCCAAGAGTTGAACGAAATTTTGAAGAATGCTCCCGAACCTACGTCTTACGATTCAGACGACGACGGGAGCTTTGTCATTTGCGGAGAGTCAGCCACGCCAGCCCCGCCATCATTTGATCGTGGCATGGGTGGATATTGCCAATGGTCCACATCGGACGGCAAGCGATATATCCCTTCCAGCAAGACAGCCAAGAAGCTCACACCGGGCGTTTACGATATTCTCCACAGCAACACAATCGGTCTTTATTTTGAGCAGATTCCTGTGCTTACGACCGGATTGATTCGGTTTCCAGAAACCAATTCTGACAAGGTTGTATCTGAAATTCAGAAGTTCTGGAAAAAAGAAAATATCTTCCGCAGTTACAATCTGACCTATAAGCGTGGAATCATTCTTTGGGGTCCACCAGGATCGGGCAAATCTTGTACGATTCAGTTGATTATGCGTGACGTTGTGGAGCGTGGCGGCGTCGTCATCAAGTTTACTCATCCAACTTTATTTTTTGAAGGTATTCGCAAGTTTCGAGAAATCCAACCAGACACACCAGTTGTCGTGTTGATGGAGGATATTGATAGCATCTTGGAGATGTACTCTGAGAGCGAAGTCCTCAATATTCTTGATGGTGTCAATCAAATCGAGAAGGTTGTCTTTTTGGCGACCACCAACTATCCAGAGAAGTTGGGCGCTCGCATTGTCAATCGACCTTCGAGATTCGACAAGCGATTCAAGATCGGCCATCCCAATGCCGAGAGTCGTCGTATTTATTTCGAGTACATTATTGGTAAAGACAAGGTGAAGTCCCTCAAGATCAACTTGAATAAATGGGTTGAAGATACTGCTGAGTTCAGCATCGCTCACTTGAAGGAATTGTTTACTGCCGTCGTTATTCTCGGCGATGAATATGATGACGCAATTGAATCTCTATCTTTGATGAAAGAGGGCAAGCCAGATTCATCTAAGGACGAAGCCCGAAAAGCAATGGGCTTTGGCACCAACAAGAAGTCTCGACGACATCTACCATCAGATTATAAATTCATGAAAGAATTAGAGGAGATGGAATGAGTGAGCCAATTCTGATCTCGACTGAATATATTCTGGTCATTGATACAGATGGATTCTCCGATGCCTTTGCCAAGAAGCTCTGTGCGTATTGCACGGGTTTTGTGGACGAAACCGAGAGCGACTTGGAATTCTCTGATCTATATTTTCTGGAAGAAGGCATTGAAGACGACGAGTCCCCAAGAGGGAAGGTTGCTGATGAAAAGAATCCATTTTATGGCTTTGTTGGTCAGCGGCTTGATGAAGATCAAATTTATTCGCCATGTTGCGTATGGTTGAATAAAGCGTATGGCTATAACGCCAATGGCGAATACGCTCTCCTGACAGAAAAGAACTTCGATGAGTACAATTTTCCTGCTCCTTTGAGTGTTGGTATTTTTTTTGATGCCGCTCCTGAATCGGAACATATATTGAAGATCAAGGAACGGTCTGTGAAATTCTTCGAGACTGTCTGGCCAAAGATCAAAGACGGCATTAAGGTCGGTGTCAAAGATTTCCGTTTGGTGATTCACACCAAATATGGAGAAGAAAAGGAAATTTAGCTTCCACTAATACGGTTAAGAAATGTGCCTTCCATTGGCACGCACATACCTCACAGCGGGTAGGAAGTTGTTATGTCACAAGAATTATTGTTCGATGCTTGTCAGAAAAGTCTTCAATTGCGGGGACTAGATTCTGATCCAAAATACAAGAAGCGGTTGAAGTGGGAAATAGAAGAAATTGCTGCTCGTAGCAAATCCAGTTATTTCTGGAGCCTATACAACAACCGAACTCGTTATCCTCAAAATCAAAATAACCTGTTGATCTGTTGGCTTTTGGGGATCGCTCCCGATCACAACATTGACCAAGAGCCAAAATGCGAATACGGTGAATATCCCGACATTGACGTGGATTATTTGCCTATTGTGCGTGACTATCTGAAAACAGTGTGGGCCAAAGATACTTTTGGTTCTGAGTATGTCTGCAATATCGGCAATTACACTACGTTCGGCATCAAGTCCGCTTTGATTGACATGGCTCGTGTCCACGGGGAAAGCCGAGAAGAGGTTCAGGCTCTTACCAAGAATCTCGACGCCAAGGACGATGAAGGCAAAGTTATGACATGGGACGCAGCGATGAAGCTGTATCCTGAGTTAAAGAAGTATTGTGAATTGGACGACAATCACAAGCGTATTGCCGACGCAGCCAAACGATTGCTTCACCGCAATAGAGGCATGGGCGTTCACGCTGGCGGTTTGATTATTGCCAATGCTCCTTTGTCCGATCTGGTGCCTTTGGTCAAGAGAAAAGACAGTCCTCAAGCGTCTGCTTGGGTAGAAGGTCTTCACGGTCAGGACTTAGGCCCTATGGGTCTGGTCAAGTTTGACTTGTTGGTTATTGCTAATCTGCTTCAGATTGCTCGTTGTTGCGAGATGGTCAAGAAGCGTCATGGTCTGAATGGCATTTGCAATAAGCCGGGCGAACCAGACTGGACTGATGTTGCTGCTTGGCGTGACGACCCTACGTCGTTGGCTATGGCGAATATCGGTGACTTGAAGTGTATTTTCCAGTTCGATTCAGAAGGTATGCGTGGACTCGTTCGTGCGGGTGGCGTGGATCGCTTTGAAGACTTGGTGGCATATACGGCATTGTTCCGTCCAGGTCCGCTCGGCATGAAGATGCAGGAGCGATACGTTGAGCGTAAGCGTGGTCGTGAAAAATACACGTTACATCCGTTGGTACATCCTATTCTTGATAAGACTTATGGAGTTTTGACTTATCAAGAACAAATCATGCGTATTCTCAACGTGGTTGGCGAGATTCCGTTAAAGGATTGCGAGTTGGTTCGCAAGGCTATCAGCAAGAAAAAGGTTGAAGGCTTCATCAAATACAAAGAGATGTTCGTTCTCAACGGTCAGAAGAACCTGGGCTGTAATGAGACGGAAATCAATCACTTGTGGAATCAGATTGAAGCGTTTGCCGAATATGGTTTCAATCTAAGTATGACCATTGGAACATTAGTACCTGTAAGGGTTTGCGGCGAAACTAAGACCAAGCGGATCGAGGAATTCGTTCCTGGCGACGTAGTATTGTGCGTCAATCAGGCTGGCGACACGGTGGAGACGCAAGTGGTTGCCTTGCACGATCATGGCGTGTTGCCCGGATACGAGGTCGCATTCGACGACGGATACAAAGTGACGTGTACTCTCGACCATAAATTTTTGACTCAAAAAGGTCAGAAATCTCTTCGGGAAATTATCAGAACTAACTCTTCTATTTTGTGTGACCCAAAACACAAAATGGAGAGTGAAAATGCCGAAGAAAAATACGGATGGTTGGAAGGCTCGATGCGGGATGAGCTTGCCGTCACGGGCTGCGATGTGGACACACACGAAGGAGTGTGCGACTTGTCAAGAGAAGTCGTTTACGACGGGGGAATGGGAGGAATGGCTGCTGGACACGCTGAAATCCGTGACACCGGGCGTCTGGTGTGTCGGCGGATTGTACGGGTCATGCCCGTGGGTGAGCGACAGATGTACGATCTTGAAGTCGCCAATTCCACTCACAACTTCCTCTTGCCCAATGGCGTTGTGACGAGTAACAGCCACGCTGTTGCTTACACCTATATTTCGGCGTGGCTGTTGTATCTGAAGGCTCATTTTCCACATGAGTTTTATGTTTCGATGCTGAGTTGCGAAACTCTCAGTGAGAAGATCAAAGAATACAAGATGGAAGCCAAGATTCACGGTGTCGATATGAACCGCCTGGACATCAACAAGTCGGATGTAAACTTTGACCTTCAAGGCGATATTGTTTATTTCGGACTCAGCAACATCAAAGGTTTAGGTGAGGCTCCAGCCAAGCGGATTGTTGCTTCTCAACCATACAAGTCTTTTGAGGATTTTGTGACTCGGTTCGGCACAGACGCCAGTGTGTTGAAGCCCATCTTGGGGCTGAGATGTTTCCGTGATCGTGACCCTGTGTCTTTGTGGAAGTTCGCTGAACATTTCAAGGACTGCGCCAGTAAGATCGAAGAGAAGAAGAAACGTTATCATGTGGCAATGATTAAGTACGATGCAGAGTTCAAGAAACTCTTGCCGTTGGAGATTCGCACGCTGTCTCAATTGGAAAATGGATTGGAAAATGGATTGGAAAACGTATTCGACAGTGAAGGATGGAAACTTCAGTGCTACAAGGACGAACAGATTGAAGTCGATAAGGAAATTCAATGCAAAAAGGACTCTCCAGGTGCTACTGAGCGAATAGTGGTCGAGGATATTGAGGTCGAAGGAACCGGATTGTATCTCCAACGTGAAATCATTCAGTATTATCATATCGGCAAAGTCAAAAAGACGTGGAATTTATGGAAAGAATTGAGGAAGTTGTGGCAGCGTAGAAAAAAGAGCATCGAGCGATATAAGAATATCGAGCGAAGTAGTTTGCCTACGTTGCTCGATTTTGACGCCAATGCTTGGGATATTAACGAAGAATTGATGAAAGAATTCCGTGATTCTGTTGCTTGTGAAGAAAAGTATTACGGATTTGCTTGGATTCACGATCTGGAACGTAGCCCGGATTACAAGGGAAATCTTACTTTTACTGATCTAAAGAACAGCATGGACGCAGTTTGTGGGCCGGTGGAGCTTCGTGTCAAGAAGGTGATTAAAACAGCAAGTAAAAAACGGAAAGAATTCATTTACTACCAAGTTTTAGCAGAAGATGTGACTGGACAGGAAAACAGGATCAACGTCTGGCCCGATGATTGGGAGTGGTGGCACAGGGAGTTCGGCTGGGAAGAAGTCGGTGATAAATCGAAATTCACTGCCGGTAACTTACTTAGAGTACGGCTCCAGCCTCCAACTGGCGGCTTCAATACTTTTACTCTGGAAAGCAATCAGGTTGGAAAGTGGCGAAGTCAAAAGCGTTATCACGATAAAGCTGACGATCCACGAGTGATGGTTATGCAGAAGGGTCAGAAAGAAGAGGAAAAATTTCTGAGTGATGACGAGGCGATGGAGCAGTTCACCAACTGCATTATGGGACAACAATGAACGATACAAACGCAGAGTTAATTATTGATGAGTCTAATTTCTCGCAATACTTTAGGGATTGTCGAATCTCCAAGCCTGAGCGTGGAGATATTATGGCTCGGTATTCTGCACGAGCGGAATTCCTTGATGGCCAAATGAAGCGAGATATTATTGACTTGGTACATAACCGGGACAAGGCTTTTGCTGCGACCCAGGTTATGAAGAAATTGGGTTGCGCCACCCAATTAGATTCAGTCAGAATTTGCAAAGAGATTTGCAGAGACTTGGCTGCTGGAATGACCCTGAAAGAAGTGGAACAGAAAGTCTATACATATGACATTGAACTGTTCTACTATACCAAGAAAGAATACATCCCTATTGACGATCCGCATTGGATGCCTATCGGCATAGCTAATCTGGATCAATTCTTGGATAAATCAGGCGCTCGGCTTACTATCAAATCGAAAATCATCGATAAAGAAAAGGAGCCGGAAACAGAGGAAATTGATGACGAGCAAATTCGGTGATGTTGTATATATCGACACGCCATATAGACCCGAAGCTGGCAGCTTTTGCAAGCCCAAGGATATTGTTGGTGATAGATATAAAGTTGGACAGTGGTATTATTGTCGAGACTTATTTCACCGCCAACTATACAATCTGAGTTTGTTTTTCTTTTCTCATGATTCAGCCAAGGGGCATTGCGTTGCCGACTTTATGCGTAAAGTCGAAGAGAAGTTGAATGTCGAGCCACGTTCGACATTTGGACCAACTCAGAGAAAGACAATTATGTGGATAGAACCGTCTCGATGGTGGACGGTTCGAGCAATGAGGCGATCATTGTTCACTATATTGTTGCGGGCTGGATGTCAATATTCACCCAATAAGGACAATTTTGAAGAGGCACTTTTCAGTGATCCTTATACTATGAGTACCAAATATGCTGTGAAAAGATTTTTTGCAGGCAATACAGCATACACTGGAAGAAAGCGTGGTTGGCACAAGCAATTTTGTGAAGGCAAGCCTACCGATCAAGAAGTGGACTCTTTGTTAGTTGCACCTTATTGATGGCTTGCGTGCGAACCATACGCCATTTTGATCTTCTTTGAATTCTTTTGCGCCTAATTTTTCGATGATTGTTCTTGTTGCTTGTGTGGCCGGGCTATATCCAGCAATGATTCCTCCTGGTTTGATTTTTGGATACCAATTATTTATGTCTTTGATTTCTCCGTTGTCTATGAACACAGCAAAAAATGCTTGATTTCCTACGTTGTAGGAAGCGATTTCTGATGTCATGGTCATTATGCTGATATATTCGACGACCCCAGCCCTGGTCGCATTCTCGATGAACTGCTGGATTCCCTTACTAAAAGTATCCACGCAAATGATTTTAACGCATTTGCCGGACATTTTTGCTCTGGACGCCAAATAACATGACGATTTTCCCAGCCAAGTTCCGATCTCGATAATCGTATCGTTTTTGCTGGCTTCTCTTATTATTTGGTCGTAGATGCGGGAATGACCAAACCATCCCTCGATGTCCTGCCAGCCGAATTTGTTGTTTAAGTCCATGTGTTTCTTTCATATTTTGTTGAGTAGCTCTATATAAGAGAGGGGAGATTGCCCTAAATTGGAGAGGAAACAAAATATGAGCGACATGATGGACGACATCAACAAATACGCTGCGATATGGGATGCTGCCCAAGAAAAGGGAATTTTCAAGGATGCCCCCAAGCCACCGCAGCCTCGTAGCCAGGACGAAGAAGATTCGTTCTTTGGTGCGGATTTCTTTGGACAGAACCGATCTGCCGAATACGATATTGACGAGCCAATCAACGAAGTAGATTCAAAGTATTGGGCCAAAGTATCTCGCATGGCTGATCCTATTGGTAAATACGTTGATCCTTTGAATGAGGAATCTGTTCCTTCCAAAGAAAACACAAAGAAAGCTGCCGAGAAAATGGCGGGTTCGCACAATCCTCTATATCCAACCAGTGTTGGAAAAGACCAGGATATGAATGTGACCCAAAATTGGGGAACGGGCGGCAAAGAACATTTTCAGCTTGAAGATTTGAAGGTTCGTCTGGAAAAATTGGAAAGCAAGCTGAATGGCTTTGAAGCCAAAGGCGAATCTGGAAAAGGCACACAGGACAAAATCGACAGCCTCAAGAAGCAAATTGATGAATTAAGCGATTCTCTCAATGGCGACCGATTTAGTTCAGATGGCTAATTTGATGATCGCATATCAATTTACACCATTTGATGAATTGGTCTTCTTTAAGACAATTCTTCATCATATTTACATCTTTATGAACCCATTGGATATTTCCTGTTTTGTAAGGTATGTTCGAGTCAATTCTGTCTAATGATGCGGTGTTTTTTTCACTTGCTTTATTTTGGATGGCTTTTGGAGCAAATGTAATTTCAACGCCACTGATTGCACACTTGCCTTTTTGCTTTTGGAATAAACGCCATGCTTCTTCTATGGTGATTTCAAAAGCAATTTTTCTTTTGCTTGCTGATCTTTTGGCCGTTGACCAAAATTGACCTGATATGCAACCATGTCCAGTCCACAATGGATGGCTTTTGTTTGTCATTTTATTTTTTAGACAACCACATGATTTTTTGTGACCATTTTTAAGATACATCGCCAATGTGACAATTTCTTCCCCGCAATCACATGCACATTTACACACCGTTTCTTTGGATTTTCTGTTTATTTTTTCTGTCCAAGTTTGTGTTACGGTCAAAAGCCCGAACTTATCCCCAGCTTTGCATTTTTCCATTTTATTGCCCTTGTCTATAAAAGCGATTCGTGATACATATCTTGTATCATTTAATGAATCATTTTATTTAGGAGAATGCGATGGCTGTGAATCCTTGGAAGGCTCCTTCCGAAATTGTCGAACTGCTCAATCAAATTAAAGACAAGCATCACGCAAGGCTTACTAATGCGTCCATTGGAATTGCTATGGATGATAGTAAGCCTTTTTTGCGTAATAAGCTCAATCTTGGAAAGGTGTCGAAATTCAGTCCGTTGGCAAGGCTCTGGCAAGGCCAACAGCATGATTTTTGTTTATCAATCCCGATGGACTTGTGGCACTCTGTCCTCAAGGGAAATCAACGTGAAGCGTATCTTGATTTACAACTGTCTCGGTGTGGGGTAGAATATCTCCCGGAAGAAATCGAGGAGAACGGCAAGAAGAAGCCTATCAAGGATGAATGGGGTCGTGTACAGTACACACAAGAGCCAAAACTTGATGATGAAGGGAACCCGAAGTGGAAAGTTGTTCCCCTTGATCTTGAGGTTTTCGCCGATAATGTGCGTAGATATGGATTATGGTATGACGATTTAATGGAGTTGAAAGACGCCATTATCGCAGCGCCAGATGCCGGAGGGGTGAATGGATCGTAGGCGAATAATAGAACTGGTTATCGTGGGCCTGTGGCTGACTATAGCTGTAGTGCTGTTTATTCACTACCAAAAGGACACCAATAAGGCTGTTCCTATTCCTGACAAGTTGGTTGCCCCAACTGTGCCAGAATCAGAAAAGGGCAAGCGATTTGATGTTAGCAGGGTAATTGTTTTGCGTGGAGATTCTTTCGACATGACTATGAAGGATGAGGGGAGTACCCGAATCTTGGGCAAGTTGCCCGTTATGGCCACTGAGAATGCGAAAGAAAAAGTGCTGGACCTGTTGAACCACAGTACGAATCCGAAAGTTGTTTTGCGTGAGAAGCAGCCGGATGGCCGCTGGACTATTGATTTCTTTTTCACGAATAATGAAAAAGAGCAAAACTTGGTCGAGTGGTTGAGTTCCAATAATCTGGTATACAAATGAACGAACAAGAGGTTGTAGTGACCGAACAAAGGCGTCGTCGGCCCTCAGATGATCTGGCAATAGAAGCAGCAGAAGAGGATAGTAGTAGACAGGAGCCTCCCAAGCGTGGGCGAGAAAGTGTTCTCGCCAAAACCCAAAGGCTCTTGGCAGACAGGATCAAAACTGCTCTGACCGAAAAGGGTGTGGCTAAGGTTGCCATTTTTACGCATCCATGTCCCGATCCTGACGCTATCGGATCGCAGATGGGCTTTGCTTGGTTGCTTCATAAAGCATACGAAGGCATAGAAGTTGATTGCTTTTATGACGGGCATATTTCTCACCCTCAAAATCAGAGAATGTGCAATTTGCTGGACCCGGAGTTAAAGCTCTATACAGATTGCCAACCAGAAGAATACGACCTGCGGGTTTCTGTTGACACAATTCCAGCCCATGCTTGCTGTCCCGATAACACAAATTTTGATTTGGTTATCGACCACCATAGAGAAATACCAAACGGTGGCTTCAAAGGGTTATTTTTGAATCTCAAAGGCGGCAGTTGTTGTGCCACCATCTATCAACTCATCAAGGCTCACGGCCTGAGCTTCGAGGAAGACAATGATGCTGATTCCAAGGTGGCCACGGCTTTGCTGGTAGGTATTATCACCGATACAGAATATCAAACCTCGGACGACACCACGGATATAGAACATGAAGCCTATCGTGAGTTGTTTGAGTTTCGCAATTCAGCACATTTGAAAGAAATCACTCGATATAAACAGCCCCGTGAATGGGTTCAGGCTCGTGCGTGTGTGGCCCAGAAGGCGCATGATCGAATCAAAGACGGTGTATTGATTCATGGGATTGGATTCATCACTGGTGGTAATCGTGACTTGATCGCCGCAGTAGCAGACGAAATGTTATCTTGGGAGAATGTCGAAACTGCTGTGGCTTTTGCAGTGGTCGATGGTGAGCGAATTGAAGGTTCGGTTCGCAGCATGAATTCCGCCCTTGCTGTTCCTGGACTTTGTAAAGAATTGGGACATGCTCTTGGAGGTTCGGGTGGCGGTAAATTAGGCAAAGGTGCATACGCCTACGCTTTGGGTAGTTGTGCCAACGACGGTGAAATGGACGAGAGCATTAAAGAGAAGTTGTGGGAGTTCATCAACGAAAGAGAACTCAAAAGATTGCACAAGATCATCAAGAAGTAAGCAATGAGAACTTATAGTGAAGTTCAAATTTTATTGAATACATTTATGGTTGGATTTTTGTTCAATGCCTTAGTGCGGCGATTGAGTGACACTCCAAGACCGCTAGATACGATCTATCCAGCCATAGCAATGGGATTGTGCTTATTCATGTACGTTCCTTTGTTTCTTATTCGTTATCAAACATTCAAAAAGTAAAAATATGAATTTCGAGGAATATTACCAGCACTATCTCAGCTTGCATCAAAACAAGATATGTCGTCGGTTGCACGTTCTAGGGCAACTGGCAACTATTTCGTTTTTGGCCTTCATTATTTACATGGGAAGCTGGTTCTGGTTTTTGTTGCCGCTGTTGCCGTTTGTAGTTTATCCGTTTGCCTGGGGCGGTCATTTCTTTTTTGAACACAATAAGCCAGCCGCATTCAAAAACCCTATTTGGGCAAAGCTATGTGACTGGCGCATGTTGTTTGATATTCTGAGAGGTAAGATTTCCCTATAAAACGGGAATCTTCTCTAACTGACGTTCCTCGGCCCAAGCCTTAGAAAACTTTGGATGAGGATGCGGGATTACATCAAGCATTTCTCTGGTTTTCATGACTTCCCATTCAAAGCGTGGATTTTCTTTCTTTGACATTTCCACGACTCTGTGATCGGGCTGGCTTCCTGGTCCCCAAAACCAACTTTGCATACTGATTGTTTTGTCGATCATGTTTGCATCACGTCGAACGAATCCGTAGTGATAGATGATGATTTCATCTACTTGACGACTTGTGTATCTTGGGTCGCATTGTAACACTTCGGCGTCACCATACGCAGGGCAGTCCAGAGTGGCTAGTCTTATGACTTCATCGCTGACAGGTTTGTGTTCCTGGGCTATATCATATCGCAAATAATGATTGCAGTCGCCCCAAAGGTTACAACGACGAATCATATACGAACGATTTGTTGGATGTTGGATGGCCTTTCTGATTGCCGCAAAACTTCGTTCGTGAATTACCTCATCAGCTTGAAGCATGAAGTGCCAGTCTGTATTGAGGTATGACTTGGCAATATCAGCCAAGATTCTGAGTCGCTCGAATTTTTCGTGACACTCCCAATTGGCTCCAGAAATCACTCGTAGCTTCGGCTGGCGAGCTTGAACTTGGGCGAGAAGGTCGAGTGTGCCATCTGTGCTGCTTGCGTCTACGACAACTACGTCGTCACATACAGCACAAAGGCTATCGAGGGCTTCGGCAACGCAATAGTCAAATTGAATAGCGTTGCGGATAAACATTGAACCGCCGAGCGTGGGCATTTGTTTTCTCTCTCTGCTTATTTTTTGAGTAGGCTTATGAATAATCCGTTCCACCATCCTTGGTCTAGCTCCTTTTCAAACAGTGTCTTCAGGTTTAATTCCTGTATTGCTTGGCGAGTTCCCCTTTGAGGATCAGGCCAATTCCAATCATCAACTAAAAACAGAAAAGTATCATCCAACATTGGATAAAAATAGGTTAGTGCTTTGAGTTGAGATTCATAGCTGTGGCACCCATCATAAAGAAAGAAGTTGACAGGTTTAGGCAGTTGTTCTTTTGTTAAAGAAAAACAATCTTGTTCGTAAAATTTGTAGCTATTTGGTGTCAGGAGATTGTCGGTGTATTTAATGAATTCTTTTTTTGTCTCGCCGTCCTGGGCAAATTCCGACCAATTGTCTACAGCAATAGAAGAAAGCAGCTTATTTTTGAAATTAGTTGCAACGAAGGTCGCTCCTTTATGGACGCCAACTTCCAGATAATGTGATCCTGGAAGCTCGCCAAGATTATTCAATAAATGTCTTATTTTAGGACTGGTGAAACCAGGAGCTTCAAAAGCCTCTTTGGTGAGTTTGGATTGTTCCGTTTCTGCCTTCTGGATGGCTTCTTCGATAAACTTTACGACGGAATCTTCTAGTCTTTGCATGGGATTATATACCTCGCTTTTAGCTTTTTCTCTCGGCTACTCTAATACAGTATGGACAAAAACTTTATCATTAGATGCCCTAAGTGTCGCTGGGCTAGAATGTCTACAGGTATTTCGGAAGACCTCAAAGACCTCAAGGAAATTGTGACCTGTTCAAATTGCGGTAAGCCTCGGACATTCCGTTGCCCCCAATGTGGACAAATTGCCAAGCAAACCAGAATAAAGAGCAATAGTTAATGAAACTCGTTAAGGCTCATTGTCGTAATCCCGGTGATGGAAAACCTGTTGCTAAAGAAGAGTTGATCCCAGAGATCAAGTTTCATAAGCACAAGTTCAACAACCGTCCTCAGCCTAAAGACAATCGCCGAATTCTATTCATTACTTGTTTTAGTGAATTTGGTTGTGAGTCCTTGGGGTTGATGTATTGCATACCCAAGATTATTCAACAGAACCCAGGCACTTACGTCATTTGTGTAGGTTGGTTTGGCAGAGAGTATCTCTATCGGCATTTGGCCGATGAATATTGGGAGATGCACGAAGAGTTTCAGTGGCTTCGAGAGCATACCCAGGCTTTTCAGCATACATCCAAGAATTTGTCCAAGCTCGAAGAATCGCTAAAGGACATGGGACAGGTTTATAAAGGTGCCAGCATGGGGCAGATTTGTCTCGGCAATACCTGTCTCGATTGTCGTCATTTTTGGGGTGACGAAAGTGAATCTGCCAAATGTAAAAAGTGTGGCTCAGACAATATTGATCGTGCGTTGTTGGCAAATATTCCATATTACAAGAAGTTCGCCGTCCACATACCACAACCTAGTTCCAAGATACAAGTTCAAGCAAGATCGTATTTGAAGCCAAATTCAGTAGGGGTATTTGCTCGTGGGCGAGTTTGTTATGGCCGCAATTTGCGACCTGAGTTCTATGAGCAATTGATCGCTAATTTAGAAGAACATGGATACAACCCTATTTGGCTTGGAGAAAAACAAAGTGTGTTGCCATGTCCTGTTCCTCATATCACTGACTTCAGCCGCCTGCCAGAGTCACGCAATTTGGAATTGACCTTGGCAATCATTAGTCAGCTAAAGTTTACAGTCCAGTTTTGGACGGCAAGCACGAGGTTGTCATCTATGATGAATGTGCCGTGGATATTGTTTGAGTCGCCCGATCAGATTGTTGGTATGGGACAGGAAGGCAAGCGAATTGCCTTGAGCACAAATAATGACAAGAAGAAGCTGGTGCTTTCGCAATATCACAACGTAGTGGAAAAGGAAGATGAAGCTCTGGCACTGGTTAACTTGGCTATATCAGAGATGAATCAAAACAATTGGGATGACATTATTGGTTTGGTCGATCAACCGGAAATCATCAAAATGATGCTACTCAGACAGAGTATGTGGAGATAAATATGAGTTCCGTTGTAGAATTTCTAAAGCGGTCTGCCGAACGTAACGGATTTATTCGTGAGCGGTTCGAGGAACGTAAAATACCCACAGATCATAGCAACCTGATCGTCATGCCATTCTTTGGCGATCTGAGAAGCACTATGGTCATGTCCAGCTTATTGCTTCAGCGATATAGACAAGAGGTTAAAAACTCTAAGTATTTCATTCTTGCATCATGGCCTGGGTTCCAGGGATTGTTCCCCTATGTTGATGAATATTGGGCTGTCAACGATGATTCGATCATCAAGAAATTTTATGAACAGTCTGATGGATTCAGGAACAAGTCTGACTTAACAACGATCTACACTCGCAATCTCAATGAGTTCTTTCGTGACGTTGTTGATTACAAAGAACTCGTGCCATATTACCAGAATGGTTTTACGAACGGCTTCTTTGAAAAGTTCAGTACGACGAAGCGGTTTTTGCCATTTGTACCTTCATCTACAGCATTAGGCAAAGACTTCAATCGAGACTTGTCAACGAAGGCAGGCTACAAAGTATTCATTCATCCTTCGATTTTTGCCAAGCAATGGCATGTAGGTAAAAGTCAAAATATTCGCACTAAGCGAGAGTTTTGGACTGAATTGGTCGAGAAGCTGCTGGCAAACAATTATGTCCCTGTAATTTGGCAAAATTATCTTTCCTATGATATTTCGCAAGAATTCGTAGGTCGATGCCTATTTATAGGAGAGACAGATGTGGTGCGTGTTTTGGCGGCAATGCGAACCACGGGTTGTGTGTTGGACGTATTCAATGGTTTGTCACGTCTGGCGATATTAGCCCGATGTCCATTTGTAGCCGTCGATGAGCGTTCTAGGTATACGAACCTCAAGGAATACGAGATTGACGATTTGTGTGCCTCGGATATTCCGAAGGAATATATTTTCACTTTTTCCACTATAATATCAGACGGCAACCCATACAACTGGAGCCTGGATATTTTCCAGTCTATATTGAAAAAGTTGGATAACTTCCTTCCCGAATTGAATAGGGACGAGTGGCCTTCGACTGGCGAAACCACTGAGATCGTACCGTATAAAGAGTATGTGCGAACCAACGAGCGTATCAAGCTCGGCACACGACTTTTGAAAATAACTAGAGATTGATTAAGGAGCCTAAAAATGGCGTGCAAAGTTGAACTGCGTGACCTGCCAAATAACGCAAGCTGGCAGGAAAGAGATATTGCCTTCAAGAAGATGTTTTCAATTTTCAAGAAACAAGTAGCTGAGGCAGGCATATTGCAACAGTGTAAGAAGCACGAATTTTACGAGAGTCCTGGCGAAAAGAAACGTCGCAAGAAGAAGGAATCTCACAATGCTCGTCTCAAGGCAACGCTCAGGGAGAATTTCCCAGAGCGTAAGCCTAAGAAAGAATTCAAAAACAAAGGTGATAAATGACAGCCAAAAAATCTAATATCATGAGCTTGTCGGTCGATCTTGAAATTCAAGATCGGCTGAAGCAGGTTGCAAAGAAAAGAAACGTCAGCGTATCTAAGCTGGTGCGTGATATGGTTGAAAAGAACCTATCTGCAACAGAAGAAGATGTAGATACGGTTATTTTCAAGATTCCCAATAGCGCTAAGGTCACAGAGATCGAACTACGCAAGTGGTTGGCACCAAGGATTGAAAATATCGTTAGAGCCTTGGCAATGGACATTGCCAAGCCAGAAACCGTCTGATATAATTTTTCAATGAAGCCAAAATCCGAACCTCTTGCGATAGTTCCTATAGCAGACATTCCACAGGCTGTGGATGTTCCTGTCGATAATCTACTAGCCATATTTCGTTCCATCACGCAGATGGAACAACTTTGCACGGCCCAACAAGGAATTGGATTATCGGCAGTTCAAGTAGGCATTCCTTGGAAGCTCTTTATCGTTCAAAGAGGCATCGGCTACGAATATTACATCAATTGTGAGTATAATGGCATTGGTGAAAAGCAGATGTCCATTGAAGGCTGTTTGTCCTTGAGGGATTCTCAGGGTGAATTGCGACGGTTCGAGGTTGAACGATATTCCTCGATTCTTGTGAAGGGAAAACAATTGAAAATATCCGAGTCTTCCTCTTTGGTTTTGGAAGACGTGAATCGGGTAGAGCATGATCTATATGCAGTTGTTTTCCAACATGAGATAGATCATTTTTTTAGACGGGAAAAAATGATCGACGTAATTGGAGCGGAAATTGAGTTTTCAACATGAAATATGATGAAGATGGATTTAGACCAAAACCTTTTTATATCATTTTGCGAACACATTCCTAAAAAAGGAAGAATATGCTCAGTCAGAAACAATTGAAAGATGTTTGTTTGGTGTATGACACCACATTCCAGAAGTGTAGATATTTGTCGCAAGACGAAAACGATTACACCAAGTTCTACTGTCTCAAAAAGACAGCCAGAGCAAATGATATTGATGTTGAGTTAGACGACTTTGTTCGTGATGCTCGCAAAAAAGGAAAAGACCCACGCAAAGAAAATGTCCCATTGGGAGATAATTGCGGAGGGTATCCGCTTTTGCGGCACTTAGAGCAAGGTTACGACAAGCCATAAAAAAAGGCCCGCATTTCTGCGGGCCTTTTCGTTTACTTACTTGCTTGTTGATTTCCGATGTCTGGTCAGCATGTGATATACATGGCCTTCCGACTCTGTATTCATTGCTGCTCTCAACACATTGTCGTTCAACACTGGATCATTGAAGCGGGCAATTTCTTTTGCCATAATTTCAGCGGTCTTTTCACTTTTGACCGCACGATCACGATACCAGTAAAGCAACATCCCGATAACAGCCAGAGAGAACACGAGAATCAAAGCTCCGTCTCCCTGGAGAATCTGAACGCCACTATTCTCGTTTCGAGATAACGATGCGTTCAAGTTAAGAAGTCCATTCTGAACTTCCTTCAGTTGACTGTTTTGTATTTCGGCTGATTGCTTCAACTTTCCAATTTCGGCCATCACGCCGTTTTGGTTATTGCGAATTTCATCAATCCTACCGTTGTTGTTGTCTATAGGTGAGTTGTTCCGTGGGTTCAGGTTTGCGCATCCGCTCATTCCGACCGACAGAGTAATCACCAGAATTGTAAGAATCCTTCTCATGGTGTAAATCCTCCTACAGTATGTATTGACAACCCAAACTTTTTCTCTTATATTCTCACCAACCACCCCCTCTCGCCAGACCAAAAAGGAGGTTGCACATGGCGCAACAACAACAACAACAACAA